TTTTTAGCAAAACAGAAAGAGTGGGAACGCCATGCAAAATATTCTCCAAAACGTTGAGGCTGAACAGGCTCTGCTCGGCTGCATTCTCGTAGAAAGTGACCTGATTAAAGAATTGTCTCTGCAGCCCGAGCATTTTTCTGAAACAAGACATCAAGTCATTTTTAAGGCCATGCGTGAGGTTCAAAAGCTCGGTAAGTCCGTTGATATGGTCACCACGGTTACAAAATTAGGCGATTCCGTTGAGCAAGTAGGCGGCATTCAATATTTAACGGATCTAGGTAGTGCAGTGGCCAGCACCGCTAATTTCTTGGCTTATCAGACACTGATTTACGATGCTTATAGATTACGAGAAATGAAAAAAGACGCGATTGAGTTCGCAAACACTCCTACTGACGACGGGATCACGGAGCTATATAAACGAGCGATGGAGCTTCAAGAAATCGGAATTGAAAAAGCCCGTACGAAACAGGATGTCCTCATGGAGATATACAATGACATGCATGAGGAGAAGGAGGACATCACGGGCATCAACACTGGATTAATCGATTTGAACGCTATGACAGGCGGCTGGCAGGATGGCGACTTAATTGTGTTAGCCGCTCGCCCATCGATGGGAAAAACCGCTTTTGCATTACACATGGGGAAATCAAATTGTGAGAAGGGCGGAGTGACCGACATTTTTTCACTTGAAATGCCGGACAAGCAATTGACTCATCGACTACTCAGCAATCTTGGGAACATCGAGGGATCGAAGTGGAAGAACCCACGAAAATTCTTTAGTGACCGCGATTATGAGAATGCAACGAAAGCCATTGGAGAATATGAAAAATGGAATATCAACATTCACGATCAACCTGCTCAATCACTGGCAGATATACGTTCAAAAATTCGAAAGACGAAAAAGGAAAATCCGGATAACAAAAAGCATTTGGTCATCATCGACTATCTGCAGCTCATCAGGGCGATTGGAAAATATGAAAGAAGAGACTTAGAAGTCGGGAGTATTACAGCGGACTTGAAGAAAATGGCCCGGGCATTCAAAATCCCGATCATCCTTCTTTCTCAGTTATCCAGGGCGGTTGAGCAGCGGCAAGATAAGCGGCCGATGATGTCCGATTTAAGGGAATCCGGAAGCATTGAACAGGATGCTGATGTCGTCATGTTTCTTTACCGCGATGATTACTACAACAAAAATTCTGAACTGAAAAACATTATTGAAATTGATCTTGCCAAGCAGCGAAACGGTCCGACCGGCATGATACAAGCAAGCTTTATCAAGGAGTACGGAAGATTCATAAACCTCTCCAGGCAGATGGATGCCGGTTTGGTTGGATAAGAAAGGAGAAATCTTATTGAGTGAAAAATCAACGACAGACACCGGCAGTGAGCGGCAGGATTATTTGATTCATGTGCTTATCAGATATGGTCATTATGAATCAGATGATGGCCGTCAGCTCTATGAGTTACCGCTTGTCGAGCTTGAGCGGCTTCACATAAAAGTGAAATGTAATTTTGGCCGTAAAATGTCATGCGAGGCGGGAGATTGATGAGAGTGTTTCAATCACTACGTTGTTTAGCATTTATTATCATTCACGCCAGAAGAGAAGGATCAAAGATTCATAGCTGGCTATCTGATGACGGGAGGTAGAGGTTATTGATTAGAATTGGCGATTGGGTTTATATAAGTACACGAAAATACAAAGGAAATGCATTTGTGGTGGACAAAGCACAAGATGTTCTTTTAGTCCAGATCCCTTCTGGCACTCTATCGCGTGTTTCTATTCATTCTGTAACGAAACTCGATGAACGACTGAGAGACAAAGATTTTCAGGTGCTCATTGATCTTGCCTTGGATTTGGGGGATAAAAAATGGTTTGACGAGTTGGCAGAGCGACGCTGGGAGGTCATGAGATAATGCCGAGGTTTTTCCTTGCAATCGTGCTTCTGAATTGGAACATCGGCTTTGAAGTTCATTTAGTCAACGGAATGAGGTTGGTCAGATTGACCTTTCTGCCACTCACATTATTTATCAGAATAGGAGAGCCACAGAAATGATTGAATTCACGATTTACGGAGAACCAGTTGCGCAAGGTCGTCCCCGTGCGACGACTATCAACGGAATGGTGCGGATGTATGATCCTAAGAAATCAAGAGATTTCAAGCAGTATGTGAAATTGGCCGCTTCTGATCATCGCCCTCCTAATCTATTCAAAGGGCCGTTGGAGTTAGAAGTAAAGGTTTATAAATCGACTCTTAAGAGTTTTAGCAAGAAAAAGGCCGCTGCAGCTGAAAGAGGAGAGCTCCGGCCCAGCAAAAAGCCGGACGTTGATAACTATATCAAGGGTATCAAGGACGGCCTTAACAAAGTGCTATGGCAAGATGACAGCCAAATTGTTGATTTGCACGTCAGTAAATTTTATAGCGAGAAACCAAGAATTGAAATTAAAGTCACCCCATTATCCCAGGAGGAGGAACAATTATGTCTTTCATTGATTTCAAAGCAATCGTAAAAAAGGTGAATATGAAACCGAAGGGCTTAACGGAAATTACCTTGGAGGTCAATAGCACGGATTTAGACGGGAAGATTCAACACCTCTCTGAAATGATTGATCAAAAAGTGGAATCACAACTGGAATCTACCCTGGTCAATTATAACGTTGAAATCAATCCTAACACGAACCAACCTAAAACTAGCTATAAGGTTGATCAGCATGGAGTAGTATCAGAAGTTGAGCCGCAGCCAGAACAACTTGAGGCTGAGCTTGGGTTGCCTAAAGAAAACATTCCAACCAAAAAAGAAAAACGACAGATTGAACGGGCCATTATAGAGGAGTTTATCACCAGCGGAATGGCGCCTAATTTTGAGAAGTTTCCGAACGACTTCCCTAATTTCGTGAAGCGCAAAATTGAAGGTGAATCCTATAGCAAATTGGCGTATGAGCTTGAGATCTCTTCGGGCAAAATTGTTGATCTAATGGATCAATATTTCGCGAAAGTTGCGCCGCTTGCAGAAACATGGTGGGACTGGAAGCAAGACCAGGATGCAGAAGCGGAACCGCTGTTCAAGCAAGAAAACGATGCGCCGGTTGAAGAAGACGCGTCAGCAGATAATGACAGCCAGGATGACCAGGAAGATGAGGAATATGGCGCTGCCTGATCAAAAACTGCATAGAGGGCGGACAAGCCGTCACCTCTATGCACCTGTAAAACAAGCCAATAAACAAACCGAAGCGATCGCTCCGGCTATGGTACACAATATGGGCACTTCTATCATAGCACAGGGAGCGATGGAGATGAACAGTCCAAGAGAATTAAATGTCAATCAAGATTTTTCGGTCACACATAAAATTCAACGTGGGAAAGTAACTGTCATCGTTTTAGACGGCATCAACGGAACGGCTTACGAAGCCGAGGCGCCGGAACATGGAAAAACGATCATTGAAACGGCAAAGGGTGATTTTGCTCGTGTCGATTACAGAATTGGTTATAAGATTAAGTAGCTAGGGAATAAAGTGCGAAAACCTGTAGAGGATAAAATAAGTTTATTCTTTTTAAATATAACAGCAACCTACTTGACTAATTATAATAAAAATGTAAAAATGGTTTATGAATAAAAGTCACGGAGGTTGCAAATGCTGTCTAAAGAGATAAATTTTCCGTTGTCCGATAATAACAAGTCACTTATAATCAAATCTGTCGCAGAAGCATTTAGCAAAGATACTAGAGCCTTTAAAGAAGAAAATTACTTGGAGACATACAACTGTTTAAATTTTATCAAATGGGATTTTACTAATACAAACATAATTAGAACTCTTCCGAAAGATGAATTTCAGTGTGTTAAAGCAAGACGAGGTCCTTGGAATTTTGTTTTGGTTTTTCACAAAAACTCGGGTTGTCTTTATACGTTAATGAGACAAGACCGGTTTTTTCAAATTAAAGAAAGAGTTAATCGAGAAAAAATTCATTATCTTGATGCTCTTGCTTCAATAAATCATTTCTTGCGATCTGAAAATGGTTACCGACAAATAGACTTATTTGATTTAGATGGACAATTATGGAGAGAAGAAGTTGAAAAAATTCTGTCCGAGTTAATACAAATAATAGAAGGAGAAGTTAAAGTCTACACACTCCTAACATTTGTTAATGATAAAACGGATATTATTGATTTTACAGCATACACCTTAACTCCGTCTTTAGGAATTGCATTTGAAGAAAGTTGGAATGATCATATCCCTGCAGAATACGATTTGGGCATTAAAGAAAATGATGTGGTTGAAGAAGAGTTTGAAGATGAAGATATTGATCTTACATTTCGTGATGAGGTATCGGATGATGAAGAAGAACAAATACAACTAAGAAAAGCAGAAAAAGAGAAGGATAATGAAGATTAAAAACTTCTCATTAGAGGAGTGTAATTATGAAAAAACTTAAGCAATTTAATGGAGAAAGGTTAAAATCTGCAAGAGTATATAGAGGATTAACGATCTCTGAACTGGCAGAAAAAGCAGAAGTATCTAAGCAAGCTATTTCACAGTTTGAACATAATAAAAATAGCCCCGGATTAGAAACATTAATGCGAATAATACATTGTTTAGGCTTTCCTAGAGAATATTTTTATGAAGAAAACGATTTGGACTTAAAAATTGGGAACACTTATTTTAGATCATTGTTAAGCACAAACAAGAGACAAAGGGCTTCTCAAATTGAAAAAACAAAAATATTGGCAGTGGTTTTTAGGTATCTAGATAAATATATACAGTTTCCCCAACTTAATCTACCTCCTTTAGATCATAATGGGGATATTGAAAAGGCTGCTCTTTCCCTTAGGGAATTCTGGGGACTTGGTCTTGAACCTATTCCAAATATGGTTCGAGTGCTTGAGAGAAACGGCTTTATAGTTACTTCGTTTCTTACAAAAGAAGAGAAAATTGATGCATTTAGTCAGAGACAAGAGTTTAATGGAAATGTGAATTACTTTATTGTGCTTGGTAATGAAAAAAATTCTGCTGCTAGAAGACAATTTGATGCAGCTCATGAGTTAGGTCATATTATCTTACACGATTGGTATTATGATTTGGAATTAATATCGAGGGAAGAATTTAAACAAATTGAACAAGAAGCAAATCAATTTGCAGCAGAATTTTTGTTACCACGTGAATCATTTTTAAATGATCTTGTGGCTTATCAAACAAAACTGGATTACTATGTAGAATTGAAAAAGAAATGGAAAGTATCAATATCTGCAATGATCGTAAGAGCATATCAATTGAATGCTATAAATTATAATCAATACCAGTACCTTATGAGGCAAATGTCAAAAAAGGGCATGAGAAGGAAAGAACCATTAGATAACATTTTAAAAGTTCCTGAGCCCATTCTTTTGAAGAAAGCGATTGATATGATTCTTACAAATGAGGTGCTTTCTTCGGATGATTTAATCAATGGATTGTCTGACAATAACTTATCTATAGATAGAAAAGAAGTAGAGCTCTTATTGGGCTTAAAAGAAGGAACACTTAACCCTATGCAAAAAAACAATCCTATTCTTAGCCTAAAAAAAGATATATAAAGTCCAAGAAGGAGAGCCTGCGGACACCAAATCGACGTTGTATAAACGTTAATTTGGTGTCTGATTTGTTTTTAGGAGGGATTTATCATGTCAGTTACACAATTAGCTTTTCTACCGCTTATAGACGAAAAAGAGGTCAGAAATACGATTATAAGGGAGCTCAAAAGATATAAGGCTTTGAAGGTCCAACTTGAAAACCGGAAAGAACGGGAAGCAGCCGGGATGAATCACCTTTTCCCGCAGCTCAGGGACCAGCACTCTTTAAATGAATTGAAAGTTTGTCAGATGGACAGAGCGCTTAAACAAAGCCTTGATAATGATGAATTAAAGATTATAAAGGCCAAGTATCTCTCTTCCCAAAAAATAAAGGACATTGAGATTTATATGGAGATGGGGTTGAAAAAGGACAAATACTATCAGGTCAAACGGCGAGCCATTTATAATTTGGCGACAGCTCTTGGGATTATCTGAGGGCTCTTGTGAGAAAAAAAGCAGACTCCCATGAGTCCGCCTTATCAAAGTGTACTTTTTTAATCTTAAGGGCCGAACTGAACACGCTATGATTTAACCAAAAAACGCATTTTCAGCAACTTTAAAGTCTCCAGCACCGAATTCAGCTTTTCCTTGAGTAGTAAAGTTTAAAATACCAGTTAAAACTACACCTGTTATTACTGCACCTAAAAGTAATTTTTTCATGAGACAAGTTCCTCCGTCCATGTTTGGATTTTGTCGCGAGCGACTACTCCTTCATCGAAGTATTTCGCCGCTAATTCATGATATTCCTTCTTTTTAAAGTGTCTTGCTGCAATGATAGCTAAATCTGCTACGTCTGACCAAAGCTTTTTGTCTCTTAGCATATTCAATCCTTTATCTAATAAGGTCTTATCCAACTCTTTATATATTGAGTGTATGACTAATAACTTGGCTTCGTACGTT